GCTGTGCGCCCTCTGCGCTGCCCTCTGGCCCTGCCTGCCGCTGTGCGCCCTCTGCGCTGCCCTCTGGCCCTGCCTGCCGCTGTGCGCCCTCTGCAAGCGTTGACCCCTTGCAGGGTCAACCGGTGCCGATCTGGAAGCAAAATAAAAAGCCCTGCCCAAAAAGGGCAGAGCCTCAAAAGCGGAACCAACCGCGCCGCGCGGGGCGTTTCTGGTTCTTCCAGTATTCAATTAACGTGTCTATTTGTCGATCTGAAATAAAAGCGGCTTGCAGGCGCATTTCCCCCGCCAACGGGGTTTTTAATATGCAATCGCCGCGCCCCGTCAACCGTTCCGCGTTTTTGTGTCCTAAAATAATAACAGACTCTCGAACACTCGAAACCGTCAACGCAATTTTAACAGGAATGTTTGCACTAATTAAACCGGTTATAACAGAGCTGCGCGGGGTTTGGGTTGCTATAATCAAATGATACCCCGCCGCGCGGCCCTTTTGGGCTATTCTAATAATACATTCTTCCACTTGCTTTTTAATTTTGCCAGCGGTCAACATTAAATCCGCTAATTCGTCGATAAATATATAAACCTGCTGGCCCGTGTATGTTTTCAAACCCGCGCTTTTCATCCTGCTATAACGATCTTCCATACTTGCACAGAGCTTTTCCAGAGCTTGCAGGGCTGCACCGGTACTTGTTACCATATCACCGGGGCAGACGTGCGGCAGGTCTGTGAACCGCGAAAATTCAACTTGTTTCGGGTCAATGAACACAAACCGCGCCGCGTCCGGGGTATTTTTTAATAGCAAACTGCAAATAAGCGTGTTCATCAAAACGCTTTTACCTGCGCCGGTCTGACCTGCTATTAAAACGTGCGGGGCGTGGTCAATGTTTAGGGCAGTCACACAACCGGCCCCGCCTGCACCGATTAAAGCCGCGCCGGGGCTGGAAATTACCCACGATCTACTATTGACACAATCCTCAAAGTATACCGCGCTGCGCTGCCTGCGCTGCACCTCTAAAATAAAAGCCCCTGCCGGGGCTGATTCCGATTTGCGCACAACTGCCCCCGCCCACGTTTCAAGGGCTGGAATCAAGCGCGGCAGACGGGATAATTTGTAAAAATCGCAAACATGGAACGTATACCGGTCAACCTGTGCGCCGGGGCGGTTGGCGGTACAGGTGCAGGGCAGGCCGCCCCGCGTCAAAAAGTCTGCTATATCTGCCCCGCTATGCTCTGTATATGTATAGGTGCCGCCCTGTGCGCCGGGAAACATTGCAACCGGGGGCAGCTGCCAAACCTGTTTATTTTTCATCTGTGTACCTCTGCAATAAAGGAAACAACCGCCCCGGCAATAAACATATAAAAGAACGGGGCCGCACACTGTGCATGGTACAGGGGCCAGCCTGCAAGCGTCAAAAGATAAACCATAATCAAACCCCCTTGACGTAAAACGCGGTATATCTGCCGGTTTTGCTGTTGCAATTATAGTATTCAAAAGCGTTTACACGCTGTTCAAACGGTTCCGGGTCTGCCGGATTAAACTGCACTTTGCATTCCGGGTTCCACGGGGCACCGGGGCGCATATTGACCGCACAAAAATAAACGATCTGGCCCGCGTTGTACATTTTCCGCGCTGCTGCCTTGCTAATACGGGAAAAGCCTGCAATTTCAAATTTACGCATATTAAAAAACCTCTTTTCTATATTGTTACCCCCCCGGTTATACTGTGCCCACGTTGGTGTACTGCGCACGTCGTCCCGCATTTCCTGCACAGCCTTTTTAATAGCGTCCCGTGTTTCTGCTTCTGTACTGTACCCTGTACACCAACCGGGGAAAACTTCAACTGCTTTTGCGTCCCTGCACAGCTCTAACAGGCACTTTTTAACCTGTGTAATTTCCTTTTGCGCGTCCTGCTTTTCTTGATACCAGTCAAAAGCGACGGGAAAATTATTTTCAATTTCAATATAAAACCCGTCATAATAACCGGGTTTGGCAACAACATGAAAATAAACAAACCCGTATTTATCAATAATTGCGTCTGCACGATCGTGCCTATAACTTTGTTCTAATTCGTTGTAAACTTGATTCACGTTTAATCCTAACGTGATATAATCACCGGTTCCATAATTCACGGCACCCATAAAATAACCCCCCGTTCAAATATCCATAAACACGTTTACAGCAACAACACCGGCCATTTTATAAAGCTGGTTCTGTGCCCAAACCCGCGCCGCGTCGTAACTGGTAAACTCTGCGCGCTCTGTTTTCACGCGCTCTAATTCGTCAAAAATGTTTTTGCGGTAAAACACAATCTTATAAAACATTGTTATACCTCTTTATATCCATCCCGCAGACAGGCCGCGCGGATTGTATCAAGATCAACCCGGCGAACTTCTGGCATATCTTTTGAAATCCACGTTTTGCAAACCCGTGTAAAAGTTTTTGCAGCCGTATCAATCCCCAAATATTTGCAATTCCCGTTATTGTCTCGTTTAGTACGAAATTCCAGAGTCATAAACAAGCCCCCCTTTTTTAATCAAATTCCGGCATAGCTAAAATAATACGCTTGCAACGGTCAACGCTGATTCTGTACGGTTTGCGCCGGGTTTCGTTGTCCTGTACGATCTGGCTATATACCATTAAAGGAAGTTCAAAAAGGCCGGCACATTTAGGATAAAGTTTAACCGCCTGATTTCTAACTTCCATTTCAGTTTCTTCCTTGCGTGTCAATATGTACACCCCTTTTCTTATTCAAACCAGTGCAACAAATTCAAGTCCGTACCGGGTTTATCAATTTCCCGAATAGAGGGATAAAGGCCGTAATTATCCATCATAACCCCGTACACCTTTAGCCGCGCCTGCAATTTCTTTTTGCGTTCTTCAAGCTGTTTCATCTGCTTTACAAGCCACGGTTTGCCGCTGTATCTACAATCGTTGTCCCGTTCCCACGCTGCCGCGTCTGCCAGTGCATAGCGCTGGCAAGAGTCCAGCAGCTTAAAAGCTACATTATAGGCCGCTTCTGTGACTCTGCCGGGGCCGGTTAACCGCTCTGCAAGATCGTATGCAGATACGGAACGATGAAACCACGTTTCAGCTCTGCGGCCCTTGCAGGTGTACGGGTTCCATGCAGGCCGTTCCATATATTCCACGTTTTCGGGTTCTGCGGGGGCCTCTGTGCCTGCCTGTTTCAATTCCTCTGCAATATCTTCAACAGTTTTACTTGTGTCGCTGTGCAGTTCAATGAGCTGTGCCAGACGTGCAAGGCGCACAGGCCCAAACCCGCGCTTGTTGTCTCGATCTACATTATTCAACATGGTTGAATAGTTGGCGTTATCCATTGCAGTGCAATAATTGTTTGCAATGCACAGGGCTTGCACCTTTTCAGCGGTCAAATTTAATTTGTGTTTCATGGTTTATACCTCTTTTCTGTAAACGGTTCGTTTACAGTTACTATTATATTGACTTTTCAATATTTTGTCAATATGTTTTTCAATATTTTCAATATAAATCGGTTTGGGGTGTGTTTGGTGTGTCATTTCAGTAAAATGCAAGGATTTTTCTATATAGGGGCTTATATAGGGAATTTCCTGCAAAATACGAAAATAACACACCTAACACACCCCGGCAGGGTTGAACCTATTACGCATACCGACTATTTATAAAAGACGTTCAAGCCTTTTCCGGCCCGATCTGCTGCCCTCTGTGCGGTCTGGCCCCCGGCACCGGCACCGCCTGCCCTGCCTGCCGCCTTTGCTTCCAGTCTGCCGGGTTCCGGGTCTGCTGTGCTTCCAGTCTGTGCCGATCTGCTGCGCCTCTGCTGCCTATCCTCTGCCCTACCATGCAACTATAATGCAGGTGTGACAGGTTGGAAGCTATGTAAATAACGTATTATCGTTAATTATCGTTTCCTATAATATATGTTATACGAAACACCATCAAAACTGACCCGATCTGCTGCCGGTTTGGGGCTGGTTCGACTGGAAGCAAGGCACCGGGGGCGGGGGAAAAGGGCCGGGGGTATCGAGGGCCGGGGTAAGCCTCCAAAATATCCACAAAAATAAAAAAGTCTCTATTAACATTCTCGTTAATTTGTGATATACTATACATGAGGTGCTACTATGACACACAAAGACGCTATCCTGTCCATCCTCCGGGATGCAGGAGTGACCAAAGCAGAGCTGGCCCGCAGGTGTCAATACCCCAGCGGAACACCGGCCATAGACCCACGATTGCGCAGCGATCTCAAACTATCCACCCTGCGGCATCTGGTAGAAGCATTGGGCTATGAAGTGGCCCTGATACCCCAGCAACCGGGACAACCGGTGTATGTGCTGGACGAGGATGTACCAGTGGAGCAGAGGTGCGGCAACAATCCGGGTGGGCGTAAGGGTGCGCGAAAAAAAAGCGCAAAAATAAAAAAGGCCCAGAGCTGGACGAGCGAGGAACTGTTTAAGAAGTTCGGTATGGAGGAAGTGTAATGCTGGGATTATTCGGAATGTTAGGCTTGGTGACAGTGAGTTTTACCAAAATTTTAGTTCAGGGAACAAAGTTGTGCGTGAAACTCATGTGGTACTTGTTTACATGGCCGTTTTACCTGCTCGGCTGGTTTTTGAAAAATAAAACCAGTGCTTCCGTTGAGTTTTATAATCTCAACGGAAAGAAAATAAAAGATATGAACGGTTTGGAGTACGAACACGCTGCTGCCAAATGGCTTGTTACGCAAGGTTATCATTCTGTCGCCGTTACACCGGCTTCTAATGACTTTGGTGCGGACATTACCGCCAAAGACAAAAACGGGCAAGTTTGGGTATTCCAGTGTAAACACTATTCAGCTGTGCTTGACAACAAACCGATTCAAGAAGTTGTGGCATCAAAGGCTCATTACGGTGCCGTTTATGCTGGTGTTATTGCTAATTCTGGTTTCACCAAAGCGGCGCAGTTGTTGGCCGCAGAGAATAATGTCAAACTGATTACGTTGAAATAAAATAAGCCCCAGCAAAGGCCGGGGACAGTCTAAAGAGGCTGAGAGCTATATGCTCCCGGCCTCTTTTGTTTTTGGAGGAAAAGATGGACTATCAGACTTTGAGTGCAAATATTCTTATTTCGATTGACCGAAGCCCGCACGATTTCCCGGCGTATGACGATCTCTTTGCCTTGATTCGTGCATGGGCCACGGAAGATTTTGCGCTTGCGCATGAGGTAAACCACAAGATGTTGCGTCCTCGCGTTTACAAGGCCCTGCACTGGTGCGCAGAGCGGAAGCGGATGGATTTAGCAGAGAAGTTCGACCGGTTGCTCTACCGCTCGTTGGTATTCGGTGCCCCGCATTTCTTTGACGATTATTTGCAGGCTATCGAGTACGGAAAGCCTCTCAGCAAGCGTTTCTACGAGCCGCGCCGTCGATACCTGAAACCTATGGTGCAGGGCTATCAAGACGTTCTGGATGGTAAATTGAAGCTCCTGACAATCTCTATGCCGAAACGTGCAGGTAAGAGTCAGACCGGTATTAACTTTGTGAATATGATCTCCGGCAAGTACCCTGACCGCTCTACGCTGATGGAGGGAACCGGCGACGATCTTATCAAGAGCTTTTACAAAGGTTGTTTGGAATATCTGGATAAGGATAGTGAGTACCACTACTATGATATTTTCCCAGAGGCAAAGCTCGTAAGTACCAGCGCAGACTTGAAAACTATCAACCTGAAATCCGAGAAGCGATTCCCGACCGTCATGTGCCGTTCTATTGACGCACGACAGGTTGGCTTGTCTGAGGCTACCAACCTGCTCTATTTGGACGACTGCGTGGAGGGCCGTACTGAGGCCAAGAACCGTGTCTTGCTGGATAATAAGTGGGAGGTCATTTCTGGCGATATTCTGGGCCGTGCCATTGAGGGTACGCCCATTGTGGCAACCGGCACCCGCTATTCCCTGTATGACCCTATTGGTCATTTGCAGGAGGAGGCCCGGAAGCATAATTGGACGTGGCGGGCGGTTGAAATTCCGGCTCTTGATCTGGAAACGGACGAGAGCAATTACGAGTATGAGCGCGAGGGTAAAAAGGTATTTACCACTGAGTATTTCCGGGAACAGCGGGAAATGCTGAATCCGGAACAATGGGAGTCTGAGTTCCAGCAGCAACCTATCGAAGCCAAGGGCCTGCTGTTTGCCGCTGATACTCTGAATTATTTTTATGAGTTGCCCGTAGACCGAAATCCTGACACCATCATTGGTGTAGCTGACCCTGCGGAAAACGGCAGCGACTTTACCGCGTTGGTGGTTGCCTATATCTACGGCAGCGACGTGTATATTGTCGATCTGGTGTTTAATGACGCTCCCCCAGAAGTGACCAAGCCGCAGTGCGCAAAGGTGCTGGTGACGAATAAGGCCGCAGATGCAACCTTTGAGTCCAACAACGCAGGCACCTACTATGCACGGGATGTGGAGCAGCTGGTAAAGAATATGGGCTATTTGTGTAGTGTGCGTACCAAGCGTACTACCACCAACAAACAGGCTCGTATTGAGTTTGCCTCGGATAACATCAAGAAGCACTTTTACTTCCGTGCGCCGAGTACCTATAAACGGTCGAGCGAATATGGTATTTTTATGCGGCAGCTTACTACCTATGTACGCAGCGGCAAGGTGCCTCACGATGATGCACCGGACGTTCTTTCCCTGCTGGAAAACAGTATTCGTCTGCTGATCGGCGGCACCGTTGAAGTGTTCAAACGGCCTTTTTAATTTTCTTTTATTCTCCTATGGTTATTTTATCAAAAAGTATTGAACAAGCCATAAGAGAGTGGTATAATATAGGTAGATTTTCGAGGAAAGGAGCTAGTTTGCGTTGTATTTTACTGAGTACGCTGTGGGTATCGGACACGGTAGACGAGTTATTAAAACGGATGTTGACGAGATCACAGCCGATAATGTTCTTTCGGTTCTGTCCAAGGCATTGACCACTCATTACCTGAACAAAACTGACATGGAATATCTCTATGCAGAGTACAAAGGCAAACAGGCTATCTTGAACCGAGTCAAGGAAGTTCGACCTGAAATCTGCAACAAGATTGTGGAAAACCGCTATGCTGAAATTGTGGATTTCAAAGTCGGCTACCTTGTGGGTGAGCCGCTGCAATATGTGGCCCGTCTGCATGGAAACGGTGATGAAAAAGTCCTGAAAGAAGTCGAGCGTCTGAACGATTTTATGGTGGACTGTGATAAGGACAGCGAGGACACCGATCTGGCAGAGTGGTTCCATGAAGTTGGAACTGCTTACCGCATGGTTCTTCCCGTTCCTCACGAAGTCGAGGACGCAGAGGCACCGTTTGAGATTTACACTCTCGACCCGCGATACGCATTTGTGATCTACTACTCCGGTTTGGGTAACAAGCCGATGATGGGTGTCAAGTACGTTGTGCGGGAAGATGGTGTGACCGTGTATAGTTGTTACACGGTCGATCAGTATTTTGAGATTGCGGACTATGCACTGGTGAAGCACGAGTATCACAATTTGGGCGGTATCCCGATTGTTGAGTACCCGATGAACCGCGCAAGAGTAGGTGCTGCGGAAATGGTGCTTCCCCTGCTGGATGCAATCAATCTGGTGGATTCTAACCGTATCGACGGCGTGGAGCAGTTTGTTCAGGCTTTGCTTCTGTTTCATAACGTCGATATTTCAAACGAAGATTACGATAAATTCCGCGAGGAGGGCGCGATCAAGTTCAAGGACGCAGATACGAACTTGAAAGCAGAGGTGAATTACATCACCAACGAGCTGCGGCAAGCCGAAACGCAGGTTTTGGTCGATCATTTGTACGAGGTAGTGCTTACCATTTGTGGTATGCCTAACCGCAATGGCGGTACTTCTACCTCGGACACTGGTTCTGCCGTTATCATGCGTGATGGCTGGTCTGCGGCTGAGGCTCGTGCCAAGAGTTCCGAGCGGATGTTCCGTAAGCCGGAAAAGGCATTTCTCCGTGTGGTGCTGAATATTTGTAATACCTTGTCCGGCATGAATTTGAAGTTGTCGGATATTGGCATTCGTTTCACGCGCCGTAATTATGAAAACATTCTGCAAAAGTCGCAGGTTTTGACCACGATGCTTGCAAACCCGAAAATTGCCCCTCGGTTGGCATTTGTCCACTGCGGTATGTTCGCTGCACCGGATGAAGCTTACCGCGAAAGCGTGAAATATGCCGAGGAACAGGAAGCCAAGGCGCAGGCTTTGGCCGAAAAGGAGGCTCAAAACAATGTCGTATCAGCTGACACAGGAGCAGCAGGACACGATCAGTCGGATTCTGGCACACGGCAATCAGGCCGAGGTGAAGATCGAACACCGTCAGATCGTGGTAGTGGAAATCCGCAGGAAGTTAAGAAGTAAATCCGCGTAACAAAGGTTCGCGGCAGTCCAAAGGGACTATGAGCTATACAGGCTCGTAGTCCCTTTTTCTTTTTGCTATGGAAGAAATTATTAAGCAATATCTGGTAGGTTTCGATGAAATCAACCAGATGATTTCCACCAGTTACCGGCTGGCTGTGACCGAGCTTGACGATGTTCAAGATCAGGTTGCACAGATTATCGACGATTTACTGTCTATGCTCATTCTGGCTTACAATGCCGGGATGGATGCTACGGCGCAAAATCTCGCTGCTGACCTTTCGGTAGACTTGGATGCGCTGGAAGATGCTCTGTATACGTCGATTGATGGAAAGACGTTTGAACAGCGGGTGCAGGAATATGTTCTTGCACAGGATATGGCCGGTCTTTCGGTGGTGGCCGCTTCTGAATATCACCGACTGTACAACGCGGGTGCCTATGATGGTGCCCAGCAGTTTGTCCGAACTCAGGGTTTGGGCATCACAAAGCGGTGGGTTACGGTCAGGGATGATAGAGTCCGCGAAACCCACCGATATTTGGAGGGTATGAGCGTAGACGTTGACGAGGAGTTTTACACATCGGACGGCGATCACGCTCCTTATCCCGGTGCATTCCGAAAGGCTAAAAACAACGTGGGTTGTCGGTGCATCGTGATTTATGACCCGGAAGAAGCATAAGCCTCTCACGAGGTTTATATACGGCGGTAGGGAAATCGCCTTATAAAAGTCGCAAATGTCAGACAAGACACAAAAACAGAAAATAATGCGCTAGGGAAAGCGCACTAGAAATATCGCAGGAGGTCTTATATGAGTTTTATGAGTGATCTGCTGGGCGACGCTTACAAGCCCGGTATGAGCGAGGACGAGATTTCTGCTGCACTGGAAGCTCGTAAGGTTGTCAGTGGCGATGCACTGGACAAAGCCAAAGCTGACCTGTCCCGTGCCAATTCTCAGGCAGCGGACTACAAGAAGCAGCTGCGGGCCAAGCAGAGTGACGAGGAAGCCGCAGAGCAGGCTCGTAAGGACGAAATGGAGCGTCTTACCCAGTCCAATAAGGAACTGACCGACCGGCTGTTCAAGACTGAGAAAGCGGCTGAACTTCGTGCTATGGGCTATGACACCAAGCTGGCCGACTCTACTGCGGAAGCCATGCTTAAAGGTGACATGACTACCGTTCTCGCCAATCAGAAAACCTTTATCGAGGCTCACGATAAGACCGTGAAAGCGGGCAATCTGCGTGGTACTCCCCGTCCGGCTGCTGGCGCAGGCAGCAGCGACGCTGATTACGCCAAGAAGATTGCTGAGGCGCAGGCTAACGGCGACTATGCTGCCGAAGCCTATTACACTCGCCTTTCCCAGCAGCAGGCTACCGCTGCTGAGAATTAAGGCAACCGAAAATCCAAAGTAAAGGAGAGAAAAGAAAATGGCTGACACTATTGCTACTAATGCAATTCTCAACTACTCCGGCACCCTTTTCAATAAGGGCAACACCCGTACTCCGCTGAGTTCTATCATCGGCGGTAAGGCCAAGACCACCAACCATGTGGAGTTTGTCACTGGTCAGGAGTACAACACCGGCACTACTGCCGAGCAGCCCGCAATCAGTGAGGAAGCCTCTCTGACCGCACCGGAAGCCTCTGTGGTGACTCGTGAACAGAAAACCAACGTGACCCAGATTTTCATGGAAAAGGTTGGTATTTCTTACGCGAAGCAATCTAACATGGGCACTCTGGCAGGTCTGAACGTGGCATCTCAGACCGCTAACCCCATCAACGAGCTGGACTTCCAGACCGGTGCCAAAATCCAGAAAGTCAAGAACGACATTGAGTACACGTTTATCAATGGTACGTTCCACAAGGCAGCTAAGACCTCTGAGGCTAACAAAACTCGTGGTCTGATTGAGGCTATTACCTCCAATGTTCTGGCTATGGGCGGCAAGCCTCTGGGTCTGTGGACTGTGGCCGAGGCTATGAAGTCTGTCTACGAGGGTAATGCTCCTACCGACAGCCTGTGTCTGTGGGTTGACCCCGTGACTATGTACCAGCTGAACGCGGATGCTGTGCAGAATGATCTGACCGTTATTCCCAACGCCCGTGATGTGAACGGTATCAAGTTGTCCAAGCTGATTACTCCGCTGGGTGAGGTTTATATCTATCTGGGTATGTACCTGCCTGCTGGTACGGCACTGCTGCTCGATCTGGCTGTTATCGCTCCCGTTGTGCAGCCGGTTCCCGGTAAGGGCAACTTCTTCCTCGAACCGCTGGCTAAGACCGGTGCAGGTGAGAACTTCCAGCTGTTCGGTCAGATCGGCCTCGATCATGGCCCGGAGTGGTATCATGCCAAGTTCACCGGCATTTCTACCGCTTTCGAGGCACCTAAGTACACCAAGTCCGTGTACGTTGCAGGTGGCAGTGTGACCACCAAGGCAGGCACCTAAAGAAAGGAGGGTGATAGCGCATGACTACTGAGGAAATGACTACCATGCTTACTAGCATGACAGAGGAAACCAACGCGGCTACGCTGTCCACCTATCTTTTGCTGGCGAAGCAGGCAGTTTTACTTCGACTTTATCCGTACAAGGATAGCTCGGAGGGTGAAGTCCCCGCGAAGTATCACGGGGTACAAGTTGAGATTGCCGCTTTCATGCTGAATAAGCGTGGTGCTGAGGGTGAAAAAGCCCATTCAGAAAACGGTATTAGCCGCTCTTACGAGAGTGGGGATATACCGGATTCTCTGCTCCGGCGCATTGTCCCGATGGCGGGGGTGTTTTAATGCGTTGCATGAACCGAAATAAAGTCACCATATTTTACTGTCTTTATGAAAAAGACGTTCCGCTGCGAGATACAGACGGAAATTTGACCGGTGAGAAATATTCCGGTTATGGAGAGCCTGTTGCTCTCCGCTGCAATGTGTCCCCTGCTAAGGGTAATGCGCAGGTGGAGCAGTTTGGTAATCTGGATTCCTATGACAAGGTTATCGTCACTGAGGATGTGAATTGTCCGATTGACGAAAGTAGCGTCTTGTTTGTGGATAAACCGGTAGAATGCACAGAGGACGGCCCAGTATATGACTACAAGGTTGATCGTGTAGCGAAGTCGAAAAATTCCATTTCCTATGCGATTTCTAAGGTGAAAGTATCGTGAGTTCTTTTAAGAAAATCTCGGTTCCTCTTACTGCCGCTGGCATCACGGCAATGTGTGTAGAGATCGAGAGGTATCAAAAATGGCTCACCGAGCGCATACCGATTTTTGTCAAGGAATTGGCAGAGGTCGGCGTAGAGGTCGCAGACCTCAAATTTCACTACGCTGTCTACGATGGCGAAAATGACGTGGCCGTTACGTTGGATGATCGTGACCCTTTCTGCAAGGCCGTTGTTGCCGTTGGTAAGTCTGTTCTGTTTATCGAGTTTGGTACAGGTGTACAAACGTGGCCTGATAATCACCCGGAAGCAGGCAAGCTCGGCATGGAGCGTGGCTCTTATGGAAAGGGCAATGGTCAGCACAAAGCATGGGTCTATAAGGGCGAACCCGGAAGCATGGGACTCCCGCTTGGTTCCGATAAAGTCCTGACCTACGGCAATCCTGCTAATATGTCGATGTATCAGGCAAAGCAGGCATTGTGTGAACAGTTTGAGAGCATTGCGCGGAGGGTTTTCAAATATGATTGACCCGGAAAATGAGGTCTATACGAGGGTAGTCAATGCGCTGGCAGTGGATTATCCGAAAGCCGATATTTCCGGCACATATCAGGAGTCCCCTGCTGTATTCCCTCATGTTTTTTGCGAAATGAGCGATAACTCGCTGACCCCCGGTTGTCAGACTTCTTCTGACGGAGAGGATTGTGTGGACGTGATGTTCACATTTAATATCTACTCCAACAAAAAGGTCGGCCCGAAGTCCGAGGCTAAGAAAATCGCCTCCATTATCGCAGACGTTATGCACTCCATGAATTTCAGACGGACTACGCAGTTGCCCGTTCCGAACATGAAAGATGCAAAGATTTACCGTATCTGCGCTCAATACGTTGGGCGCACCGATGGAGAAAAATTTTACAGGAGGTAAGAGATTATGGCTGCAAGCACTGTGGAAACCAACAGCTCCAAGACGTACCTGATGTACAAGCCCGAAGCCAGTAAGGAAACCTACAATAAGCTGATCGACATTACGGACTTCCCTGATCTGGGCAGCGACCCCGAAGCTCTGGAAGTTACCACCCTGTCCGATCTTCAGCAGCGTTTCATTGCTGGTATTAAGGCATCCGGCGCACTGGCGTTCAATGCCAACTACAAGCGGGATGACTACAAGAAGCTGGCCGACTTAGAGGGCAAGACTACGAGCTTTGCTGTCTGGTTCGGCGGTTCTACCGCTTCTGGTGTCACCACTCCGACCGGCGATGATGGTAAGTTCAGTTTCGACGGCCAGCTGACGGTTCGTGTGACTGGCGCAGGCACCAACGAGGTTCGCAAGATGGCTATTTCCATCATGCCCAGTACCGAGATCGCATTTGCCTGATACTCAGGCTCACGTTTAAGACTTGCCGTTTCCGGCAACGCGAAAGGAGATTTTTGCAATGGCAAAGGAACTGAATTTCACCTATGAGGGCAAGGACTACACCCTCGGTTTTTCCAAGAACACTATCCGTCAGATGGAGAGCAATGGTTTCGTGGCAAACGAGATCAACGACAAGCCCGCGACGGTTCTGCCCGATCTGTTTGCAGGTGCGTTCCTGCTGCATCACCGGTTTGTGAAGCCGGAGGTTATCGAGGCCATTTATGCCAAGCTGCCCGACAAGGACAAGCTGGTTAAGGCTCTGGGCGAAATGTTCAGTGAACCCATCGAAAACCTGATGGCCGAGCCGGAGAACCCCAAGGAAAACGTCAGCTGGACAACGAACTGGTAACGGATTCATTGTCCAATGAGGGAGGCGGCGCGGATTCAAGCCGCCCGCCTCTTTTTCGTTACACAGATAAATTCGAGGAACTGTGTCCCTACTATATGGCTCTGGGTATGACCTACGATGAATACTGGAACGGTGACAATGAATTACCGAAGTATTATCGCAAGAAATATCGGATTGAGGCTGAGTTGCGGGCACAGGATATGTGGATGCAGGGTGCATACTTCTACGATAGTATGCTCCGCGCAGCACCTCTGTATGATTTTATGAACAAAAAACGTGAGCCGATTCCTTATCCCGATCACCCCTATCCGGCAACACGAGAGCAGCAGGAACGGTACGCTATGCTGGAACAGCAGAAGAAGTACAGAGCTAATATCGAATTTATGAAAGCGCAGGCGGTAGAGTTTAACCGCCAGTTCCGCGAAAAGAAAGAAGAATAAAGTCGTTGGTATGTAGGAAAGGAGGTGTAAAGGATGGCAGATAGTGATGTGTCGATGGGTGGTCTTGAATTTGAAATCAAGACGAATGCCGACGATGTGAGCAAAGACTTTTCCAGACTGGCAACAGCACTGGAAAAGCTGCGGAAGATCACCAGCGGCAGCGGGTTGAATCTTAGCCCGATTGCCAAGGAATTGGATGGTTTCAGCGCAGCCTTGAAGCCTCTGAAATCGGAGGATGTAAAGGCCCTGTCCGATGCAGCAAAGGCTATGAATACCTTTTCCAAGCGGGCAGGCAATCTCAAACTCTCCGGCGTGAGCAAGGAGATTCGAGATTTTGTGCAGTCCACCTCTGGCCTGAAAGAAGCCAGCGCGAGTTTGTCTGCGGCTGGTTCTGCACTCAAAACGCTTCCGGGTTCTATCAAGCGGTTCGGTGATGCAGTCGATGGACTGACCCCTGACCGGCTGAATAACTTAACGCTGGCAGGACGGCGACTGAATAACTTTCAGGAGCAGGCTAACCGGTTCAATATTTATCCGGCAGTATGGCAGCTGAATGATTTTAATAACGCACTGGGTTCTGCGTTTGAAACCATGCAGCGGTTACAGAGTTACCGTGATATGAGCCAAAACTGGTTCAGCTCGGTTGCAAATGCTCCTGTGGGTATTCCTCAGCAGACCAGCGCAAGTCCGGTGGCATCGTTCCAAATGCCGGAAGTTCTGCCTCGGATAGAGGCTACCACTTCGGCATCTGAAATTTTTCAGGAAATCGGCCAGCAAGGTAGCAAATTATCCTCGATTTTTTCTACGCTGGAAAATACGTTGCGTCGTATCTTTGGTGTTTTCGGGAAGCTTGGCTCCATGGGCTTGTCCGTTTTGAATAAACTCAATAACGGGTTTGATAGTCTGGTCAAGTATGCGGTACGAGCTGGATATAACATGATGAAAGCATTTGGTTCTAACCTGTTTTCTCGTGTTAAGCAATCCACTTCGGGTCTGGGCCAATTCTGGTCTAGCTTGCAGCGTATCGCAATGTACCGCGCTGTTCGCTTTGTTTTGAGCCAATTCACCACCGCGTTGCAGGGCGGTATCGGTAATATGTACCAGTGGAGCAAACTCCTGAATGGTGAGTTTGCTTCCAGCATGGATGCTGCGGCTACCAGCATTCTTTACCTGAAAAATTCTTTTGCCGCAATGGTGTCGCCTATCATCGAGGCCTTGACCCCGGCTTTGGAAGTTGTAATTGACCAGCTGGTGCGCATGATGAATGTCGTAAATCAGCTGTTTTCTGCAATTTCCGGCAAGAATGTCTATACTCATGCGGCTAAGTCTGCTACCGAGTATGCAGCGGCAGCAACCAAGGCTAATAAGGCAACCAAACGGTTTACCGTTAGTTTTGACGAAATTAACATTCTGGGCAAAAAGAGTAGCGACACCGGCTCTACGAAAAAGACCCCGGATTACGGGTCTATGTTTGAAACTTCTCCGATTGCTAGTGAGATTTCGGATTTTGCCAATCAGTTACGCACGGCTTTCAATGCGGGAGATTGGAACTCGTTAGGTTCCTTGCTCGGTGAGAAGCTGAACTCCATCGTGGGTATGGTGGATTGGTCTGGCATTGGTTCCAAGCTGGGCTACTATTTCAACGGTGCTATTTCTACTCTGTATAGTTTCTTAAAGACTTTCGATTTTATGCAGTTAGGCACCGATCTTGCATCGGGTGTTAATGCCGCATTAGAACAGATTGATTTTGGAACTTTGGGCGCATTGCTTGTCCGAAAGATTACGGCCCTGTTTGATCTGGTTATCGGTTTCATTACCGGTTTGGATTGGGGGCTGATCGGTCGGAGTATCAGTGATTTCCTGCTGGGTGCTTTGAATGAAGTTCGGGATTGGATTTCTTCGATTGATTGGGTAAAACTTGGTCACGATTTAACAACCAATCTGTTGGATTTCATTAGTAACATTCAATGGGGAAAAATCATCGTTACCTTTATTCAGCTGTTGACGGATGTAGTAACGGCGGCGGTTGAATTTCTGGTTGGTGTATGCAGTGGCATAGGTAGTTGGCTCGACGAACACGTTTTTCAGCCGTTCAAGACGTGGTTTGCTACAACTCCGCTCGGACAGGCTCTTGAAGATGCAGGTGGTTCGTGGATAACCCTTATGTATAAGGGTATCAAAACCGGCCTCGGTAACATTGGCAAGTGGTTCGACGAACATCTGGTTCAACCTGTCAAAGAAGCAATCGACAAAGCTAAGGGCTTCTTCAAGTTTGAATGGAGCTTACCCGCAATCAAACTCCCGCACATCAAGTGGACAGACGGTGGCCCGCAGGCGACCGGTATTATCAAGTCCGTTCTGGAAGCTCTGAGCTTACCTACCAGCATTCCGAAGCTGAGTGTCGAGTGGTACGCCAAGGGCGGTGTCATGGATGGGCCTACGCTGTTCGGTATGAACGGTTCCAACGCAATGGTTGGCGGCGAGGCTGGCCCGGAAGCAATTCTTCCTCTGAACACATTCTATAAGAAGTTTACTTCTATTCTGGACGATAAGTTCTCGGAGAATATCTCGGCTATTGGTTCTGCCGTGTCGAGTGCAGGCACCTCGCTGAAAGCAGTCCTGAACAAAATCCGTGGCGGTATCTCGGATTTGAGCGAGGGGCTGGACTCTGCAAGAGATACCACCGAGTCCCTGTCTGGTGCTTTTACCAGCACAGCCGACGCGCTGGCATCGGCCTCTAAGTCTATCGTATCGACTCATGCCTCTTTCGCTTCCATCGTGAACGGCATTAAGTCGTATGTGTCGGACAGTGTGGCCGAGATCGAGAATGCCTACAACTACTCCGGTGGTGGCGTGACTGGCACTATCAATGCGCTGGGTGTTGCGATTCGTCGTGCCTACGAGGGAATTGCTCAGGGCTTCCAAGCAATCTCTGACGTGATTGACAACGTAGAGAACACGATCAACAATGTAAAAAAGGTCATAGACACGTTTAATAATCTCAAGTCCAAGGTCGGAGAGTTTATCGACTCCTGCCCGAAGCTGAAAGAGGCATTAGATGGTGTCGGCCAGCATTTTGGTAGTTTCTTCGATTCCGCAAAGCAGCTGTTCTCGGATGGCTGGGGTGTTATCAAGCAGAAAACCAGTGATTTTACCGGATGGCTGAGTTCTCAGTTCTCCGGCGATAGCACCAGGACGCTTGGCAACCTGAGTGGTTTTGTCGAGAATATCAAGTCGTTCTTCTCGGATGGATGGGCGAATGTCAAGACAGGTGCAAGTAATATCATTACTCACCTTTCCACTACGTTCTCTGGCGGTTGGTCGCAGATTAGCGGTAACGTAGGTTCCTTTGTGAATTCCATCGTGTCCGCTTTCTCTACCGGTTGGGGTAACATCCTGACCGGCGCAGGTCAGTTGCTTTCCAATCTGGGGAATTTCTTCTCCGGTGGATGGGGCCAAATCAGCAGCGGTGCTTCTTCTCTCCTGAACACGGTTGTTTCGTTCTTCACGAATGGCTGGGGTCAGATCAGTAGTGGTGCATCCTCGCTGCTCGGCAATCTGGGTTCTCTGTTCTCTGGCGGTTGGTCGCAGCTCGGCAGTGGTGTTATGTCGCTTATTGGGCAGATCGGCTCGGCTTTCTCCGGTGGATGGGGCGGCATCGTATCGGGTGCTGGCAACCTTATGTCCAGTATCGGCGGTATTTTCTCGGCAGCAGGCGGTGGTAGCTTAGGTGCAGGTCTGAGCAGCCTGCTCGGTACTATCGGCTCCGGCTTCTCCGGTCTGTGGGGTAGCGTGACCGCTGGTGCATCCTCGCTGCTCGGTGGCTTAGGCTCCATGCTTGGCGGTGGGCTTTCGGGTCTGGCCGCAGGCGCGGCTTCCGCAGTTGGCGGTATCGGCTCGGCATTCGCGGGCATTGGTTCTGCGGCGGCTTCCGGCCTCGGCGCGGCGGCTTCCGGCCTGCTCTCGATTGCGACTGGCCCCGTAGGTATCGCAGCAGCGGCAGTAGCCGGTCTGGGTGCGATTTTCTATGCGACTGGTGCAGAGTCCGGCGATAGCCTGATTACCGGCATTTGTAAGGGCATTTCCAACGCGGCTTCTGGCCTCTGGAATGTCGTAACGAATGTAGCAAACGGAGTTGGCAATATGTTCTCGAACCTCTGGGGCGGCGTGAAAAATGTAGCCTCTAGCGTTTGGAATGGAGCCAAAAATGTAGCAAGCGGTGTGTGGAATGGCGTAAAGAACGTCGCGTCGGGTGTCTGGAACGGTATCAAGAGTATCGGTAAGGGCATCGGCCACTTGTTCGGTTTTGCGAATGGCGGCTTCCCTGATGTAGGCGAGTTGTTCTATGCTCGTGAGAGTGGCCCTGAGCTGGTTGGTACGATTGGCGGTTCTCCCGCAGTCGCAAACAACGACCAGATCATTGAGGGCATCCGTGCTGGTGTTGCTGATGCACTGGCTCGGCAGAATGATATTCTTCGTCAGCAAAACGAGCTGTTGCAGCAGTTGTTGGAGAAAGACCAGACCGTTGAGGTCACGGCTTCCAGCATGGCAAAAGCTCTGAACCGTAAAAATCAGCGGGACGGTAAGACCATCGTTCCCGTTGGGACGTAAAGGAGGGACATTTGATGGAGTATGACGAACACAATCCGTTGCGGAGCGTTGACGGCAAGCTCGTCAAATGTCCATCTTCTTATCAATGGAAGATGCAGGACATTTCCGCTTCCGATGCGGGCCGCACCGAAGATACCAAGATGGACAAGAAGCGTATCGGGCAGATTCGCAAGATCGAACTCGAATGGCAGAATGTTTCCATTACGGATGCAGCGGCTATCTTACAGGCATTCAACCCGGAGTACATCGAGGTTTGCTACCTTGATGCTATGACCGGCTCTTATCGGACGAGCGAGTTTTATGTGGGCGACCGCAGCACTCCGCTCTACAATGCGAAACTGGGGGTATGGAACAATGTAGCATTTAATATTATCGAAAGGTCGGGTGTCTGATGTTCAATTGCGGACAGGAAGTAATCGACCTTTTTAATCGGGAGTACCGGCAGGTTGTTCGGATTCATTTTGATAATGGCAAGCAGCAGTTTGACATTACGGAGGCAGACATTGTGCAGGGCGGTATGACTGTTGACCGCTACTGCGTATCTGGCTCCAAAATCGAAATGGGTTCGGCAATTGCGTCAGAACTCACAATCAAGCTGAAAAATTATGACGGACATTTTGATGATGTTTCGTTTGAGGGTGCTTCTCTGTTTGTGCAGGTGGGTATCTGCAAGTGGGATGCAGGTAAATGGGAGAATGCAGTCGTGCATTGGATTCCCTGCGGCTATTTCATAATCGACACCCCGCCTCGCACACTCAGCACAATTTCTATTTCGGCCCTCGACCGCATGGTTCGGTTTGACCGCGAGGTTGACGAGAAGCGGTTGAAATTTCCGATGCACGTTGACGCTCTGGTTCGGTCGATTTGTGATATTTGCGGTGTGTCTCTGGTAACGGATGTGAGCAGCCTCCCGAACCATATTTATAGTATCGGCAGTCTACCGTCTACTTCCAGCACTTTGACCTATCGCCAGCTGTTACAGTGGTGTGCGGCTATGACCGGCACCTGCGCCTTTATGGATGCAAACGGCCAGCTGGTTATGAAATGGTATGAGCAGGTCGATGTGACCATTACTCCCAGTGAGCGTTATAACAGCGATATGCTGGAAAACGACATTGTAATTACGGGTTTCACCTGTACAGGTAGTGACAACGCTACCTACCTTGCTGGCTCGGACGATTATGCAATTAACATGAGCGACTGCGGCTTGCTCACTAACACCTACGCAGGTGTACTGAAAGAGCTGTATGCCGCGCGTGGCGGTTTCCGGTATCGTCCGTATACGGCCACGATCAAAGCTGCACCGTATCTGTTCCCACTGGACATGATTCATTATCAGGACAAGTCCGGTGGAATGCACGATACCATTGTCACCAACGTAACCTTTACTCTGAACTGTAACACGTCGATTGCTGGTTCCGGCGAAACGGCTACCAGCAATTCGTATTCCTCCGGCAGCGGTATGACCACAAAGCAGGCATCCGCTATCAACGGTGTTCAGAACGAAATCAAGGTCAACCTTTCCGAGCAGGCGTTAAGTGCCCGCGATCTAGCCCAGCTGACCGTAAACTCTATGGGCCTGAATGTAACGATTATGACCTCTGATTCGGGGGTTATGACCTATTACTACCACGACGGCCAAACGCTGTCAAGCAGCAACATCATTTATACCCTGCTGGGCGGTACTTTTGCGTATACCACGGACTACAACCACGGCAACCCGCTGTGGCAGTACGGATATACGCAGGAGAGTAGCATTATCCTCCGTTCCCTGATGCTGTATCAGATCACCTCTGATTATATAGCAGACGGCGCGATTGAGGAAAAATCGCTCTCCAAGGAGTATCTGGATAAGGTCAGTTCCGCTATCAGCCATGCTCTGAGTGAAGCCGAGCAGTACACGAACACCAAGACTGGCGAGGCCAAGACCTATGCCGATGGCTTACTGAAAACTGCCAAGGCTTACACTGACGAGTTGCTGACGCAGGCTAAGGGCTATGCAGATGGCCTCTTTACGGTAGCTACCCAGTATACGGACAGCGCGGCAGAAAATACCCTGTCCGATGCGAAATCCTATGCAGATGCACAGGACAAGAGCAATCTGGAAGTTGCCAAAAATTATGCAGAGTCAGTCGGCACCAATACCCTGAACAGCGCGAAGTCTTATGCGGACGGCAAGCTGACCGAGGGTAAGGAGTACACCGACGAGCAGGTTGCCGCTGCTAAATCCTATGCGGACAGCGTAGGAGAAAGCACCATGACGGTAGCCAATGGGTATACCGATTCTGCGGTTGCTGAGGCCCAGCAACAGGCAACGGAGTATACCGATCAACTGGTTGGAACGGCTAATGCCGGTGTCGCTGAGGCAAAGAAAATGGCTCTACTCCTTTATATAGAGGGAGAGGACGGTGCAGTGTACGCTTGCAAACTGCGCTGTATCGACGGCAAGCCCTGTATGGAATACGAAAGGAGTGAGGACATTTGATTCAGATTATTAAGGAAGTCACGGTTGACGTTGCGAAGCTCAATTACTTCAACGCGATTGTTGCAAAGCAGTACGACCGCGAAACCCGTTTCCTGAAAGTTCAGCTGGCAAACAACGACGAGCCTATCAAGGTCGAAACTGGGTCGAGTGCGGTTATCAATGCCCGCCGTCCCGATAAGGCAGGCAAGTCGTTTATGGGTACTGTCAACAGCGACGGTACGGTGCTGCTGCCTATCGCTTACTGGATGGTGGAGCTGGATGGCACCGTGCAGTGTGACGTGTCGATCATCAACGGCACCAAGACCTTGACCACTACGCTGTTTGAGATCAAGGTTGAGCAGGCAGCAAACGGCAATGATGAAATCGCCGGTGACGAAGATTACGGTGTGCTGGTTGAACTCATTCAGGAGGTCAACGCGATCAAGCTGGTAGAGGCTGACCGCGTAAAGGCAGAGTCGAGCCGTGTTACTGCCGAGAAGAACCGTGTTACGGCTGAAAGCTCCCGTGCTTCTGCCGAAAAAGATCGTGCTTCTGCGGAAACCTCTCGCGCCTCTGCGGAAAGCACCCGCATTGGGAGTGAGAATGTTCGTGTGCAGCATGAACAGTCCCGCACTTCCAATGAAACGGAACGTCTGAACCGTGAAACGGCTCGTGTGGATGCGGAAAATAAACGTGCTTCTGCTGAAACGACCCGAAACACTGCGGAAGAAACCCGCAAGGCCGAGCATGAGCAGGCAATGGCCGACTGTAAAGCTGCAATCTCTAATATGCAGCTGGTAACGGCTCCGCTTTATATCGTCAATACGGACACTCACAAAAATTACGTTGCATCGTTGCAGATTGTCGATGGCAAGCCTGTGATGATCTACAAGGAAAAGGAATAAGGAGGACAAAATATGGATAACATCTTTGGTTTCCTGTCTGAGAAAGAGTATAAAGCTCAGATGGAGCGGCAGAATGAGCTTCTGGCCGCTATTGCCTCCGGCACCGCTGGTGCCGATTTCACAGATGAAATGTTCGTCAACCTGCTGGACGGCTCCAATACCACGACCGTTTTCTGGTCTTGGTGGCCCCTGAGCGCAGTCGGTGGCGGCACGAAGTACGAGCGTCTGTGCCGCTGGGCGCACATCATGGCTCGTGCATGGAAAGATAAGACCTACACCCTGCGGTCGATCAACGCTGCGACCTCTGGTGGTGTGCATACCATGACCCCGCTTGACGATCTGGCAGGTAAGACCGGTGCCCAGCTGTGTACCGAGAGTACCGCTGCCGTCGAGGACTGGGCTGACAATGACCCTATGACGTGGTACATCCGTGCCAATGCCCTGAGTCTGGCAGACGGCACCATGAACGTGTTGTTTGTCGAGGGTGAGGACGGTTTCGACATTACCGGTGAGGTTGCTCCCGTCTATGCTTTCTCTCTGGCCCTGTGGATTCGGGAGTGGAGCGACGGTGCCTACGACTATATCAGCTATCGCACTCAGGAGGGTCAGCAGTATTACCCCGACGCTGCCGACGTTGCCCCGGACAATACCAAGCGTCTTATCACTTGGCATTCCTGCTTCCCCGGCAGTCTGAACAGCAAGGGTGGTCTGACCTCTGGTGCAGGCGGCAAGCCGTACAACTTTGCTTCCGCTCAGACCGGCATCACTACTGCCCGCAAGACCTCCGCACACGAGGGTCTGTGGAACGACTGTGATACCCGCTGGGCACTGCGGATGTGGCAGCTGCGTCACTTCGATCTGGAAAACTCCGGCATCTGCGAGGGTTGTCTCAACTACAACTATCAGTACAAGGTGGCACAGGCTGAGAGCGGCGTAACCCGTGTGCTGCTGACTACTGCACAGGCCGCAAACTTGCTGGTGGGTTCTACCGTGTCCGTTGGCGATCTGGGCGAGGACACCAACCTTGATCGTAGTAACGCCAAGATTCGCAATCTGGCTGAGGCTGTTCAGATCGGTAGCATTGATACCGTGTCCATCGGTGATGTGCAGTATGCCGCTGTCAATCTGGTGCTGGATGCGCCCATTGACGTGACCGCTACCACCTATATCAGCACTTGGCCGTATATCTCCGGCCATACCGAGTGCCTGCCGGGTCATAAGGACGGTTGCGGTTACTCTCTGACCGCAGGCAAGACCCCCATTCGTGTGATGGGTGTTGAGCTGCTGGATGGTGCCTACTCTATCGGCCTCGACCCCTTGTACAACGTCACCGCTGGTTCCGATGCAACCCATTGGAACTATGAGGTGTTCGAGTGCCGGGATTCTGAGAAGCTGGCCGGTAGCATTACCTCCAACTACACCTCTACCGGCATCGTGCTGAACGACGTTGCACAGGGCTGGGGTGTCAACTGGGTGAAAGAGTTCTTCCGTACCAAGCTCGGCATCCTGTTCCCGAAGCTGTTCAATGGCAGTTCCACCACCTACTACAAGTCCGCTTTCTATGGCACGGGCAGCGCAGGCACTCGTTGTCCTTGGCGTTTCGGCGGCTTGAGCGATGGTGCGGTTGGCGGTTTGGCTTACGGGAGTGGCAGCCATTGGCCCGGCGTCGCGGGCTGGGATGGTCGGCCTCGGCTTTCCGGTGCAGGTAAGAAGCGGGGTGAATGGGCGGCGTAAGCCGCTCAGAGGGGCAAGGCCCCTTATAAAAGAGCAATTATAATTTTTCTTTTAGGGTTTGATAGCGTGACACGTTTCCGCTTTCAATGGCACGAACAGCACAGGCACTCGTTGTCCTTGGCGTTTCGGCAACTTGAACAATGGTGCGAATGGCGGTTTGGCTTACGAGAATGGCAACAATTGGCCCAGCAACGCGAACTGGAATGGTCGGCCTCGGCTTTCTTGCATTGCTACGGTGTGCAACCGGTAGCATATCTAAAGGGATAAGATTTTGGCACCTTATCCTGAAATTACGTTATCAAATCCGTTCCCTTGATAAAATCGCACAAGACTGCAACCGCAAGGGTGTAGCACCGTGGGTGCTGCGCGTGGCTAGTAGTAACAAGGCCCATCCTGCCTTTAAGGACAGGCCGTAACCGAAAGTCACTTTTTGCAAGAAAGAGTTAATGGATAGGAGGTTTGTATATGAAGCAGCGATATAACGAGTTGACCCATGATCTTTGTGTACAAGCCGTCCTCTCCTGTTTTGATAAGAAATGGCATAGGCCGGAAGTTATGGCCTTTGTCAACCATTATGCAGGTATTCCCACGCGGGAGTTCTACGAAGCGGAGCTGAAACAAGAGGTTTGGCCTCAGTTGGAAGCGGCAGAGGCAATCGCCTATTACCTCGAAGAAGTGGTGGACGAGCTGATGCACGGGGAGCCGCTGGATATGCGGCCTGTCATTGTCAGATCACGACCTGATGGCATGACTGGAAAAATGCGTGATATTTGCGATCTCTGCATCCTGCATCAGCTCTTAGGCCACCTCGTCAAGCTGGGACTGGAACCGCTGTTCCATGCTCGTATTCTTCCCACGCAATGCGCCAGTATTCCGGGGCGCGGACAGACGGGTTTGCTGAAAAAGGCAAAGCGGTACATCCGCAAGGCAGGTCTTGGTATCACGGTATGTCAGAAAACCGATGTGGCGAAAGCCTACGGTTCCCTGATGTATGTCGTGGTTATCGGCCTGCTGGAAAAGGATGTTCCGTCCGCAATCTGGATTCTGACCGTGCTGCGGGCACTGGCCGCGTATGCGCCGGGAGGGCACCTTATCATTGGCGGGTATCTGGACGCATGGCTTTTCAACTATGCAATGAGTTTCGCTCTGCGGTATGTGAGAAGCTGCGGTAAAACTCGTCGGGGTAAGTTTATTCCCAACGTCAAAGCCGACACCTCCTATATGGACGATTTCGGGTTGATGGGCACGGGCAAGACACCGGTACAGCGGACGGTCAAGCTACTGGACGCATGGATGCAAAAATTTCTCGGTATTCGCTTGAAGATCAAGGAACACATGATACGGTTTATGACCTACAAGGAAGAACGGGAAAGGAAGAAGCATAAGAACCGGGGCTGTCCGTGCTTGGATATGGGTGGTTACAAAATCCACCGTGGATATGTCACGATTCGCCCCGGCATCTTCCGCAGGCTGCGGAGGGAGTTTCTGAGAGGCTGGCGTGAGATACAGGCATTTGGTTCAATCCACCTGCAACGCGCACGGAAAATCATGTCGTACAACGGTTATTTCAAATGGACAAACTCTGTTGGGATAATCGCTACCTACCATGTGAAAGAAGTGCGCAAGGTGGCAAAATCAGTTATCGGTTACTGGTCAAAGCGTTTTGCGAAAGCAAAGCGAGAAAGGATGGAACGCTATGTTATACAATGCAATGTCGGGCGACAAGCCCGCAAAGGTTGTGCTTACCTCGCTGCCTGACGGTACGGTGATGGTTTCTCTGCATGACAACATCACGAAAACCACCGTAGAGAGCGAGGGTGCAGCTGAGGGTGAGAAGATCACCAACACCGCCTACACCTACGACGAGGTGACGTTCCCGCTGCCTTATGATCGTGTGGGTGAGGAAACCGTCAAGACCGTCACTGCGTCCTTTGCGGACTGGTGGACTTATGGTGCGGAGTACACCGGCGAGGACAATACTCCCTCGCTGGAAGAGCGGGTTGCTGATCTGGAAAATGCGCTGACGGCTCTTATGAGTCTGTAAAGGAGGTTGAAAGATATGTTTAATCTGGTGAAAACTCTGTACTGTGTCCGGCACATAATCACTTCTGAACAGGTGTGGGCGTATGCCGATGCAAATACGATTACCCCGGCACAGGCCCTTAGCATTTGCGGGCCGAGAAAGGAGAAGTAAAAATGGCAACTCTGAATATCATGGACGTGTCCAAGTGGCAGGGCACTATCAACTGGGACAAGGTGAAAGCCTCCGGCAAGGTCGATGGTGTCATTCTGCGAGTGCTGGGCAGTAAGGGCGGTAAGCCCTACGTTGACCCTACTTTTGAGGCCAACTATAAAGCCTGCGTTGAGCGCGGCATTCCGGTTGGTGCCTACTATTACAGTGCGGCCACCCTCCGCAGTGCTGCCAATATCGAGCTGGCTCTCCTGCGCAGGACTATCCTCGGCAAAAAGTTCCAGCTGCCTATCGCGGTTGACATTGAGCATGAAACCCAGAAGTGGCTCGGCAAGCAGAAGCTCACCGATCTGGTGGCCTACCAGTTGAGTATGATCGAGAGCTGGGGCGTATATGCAATGTTGTACGCCAATCTGGATTTCTGCCTGAACTACCTGTACGCAGGCGGCGCGGCTCTCAAACAGTACGACCTCTGGCTGGCTGCTTACCGCGTCAACAAGACCAAGCCTGCCACCGGCTTTGGTTTTGGTATGTGGCAGCACACCTCGACCGATTCCGTCCCCGGCGTGAGCGGCAACGTGGATATGAGCTATGCCTACAAGAACTACCCTGCTATCATCAAGAAAGCGGGACTGGAACTGGTAAAGTAAGGAGGACAGACCGATGCAGAATATCTTAATGTCTGATGCGCCTTATGCTGAATGGCTGGCTGATGCACTGGCTACCATTGCAGAAATGGGCACGGAAAAGATTGCCATTGTCGGTATCGCACCGGATGGGCAGTCGGTATTTACTGGCTACACCAACATGACGATGGGTGATAAGGCAGTCGCCGCTACTCACATTCAGGCCGACGCAATGATGGATGTTGTCTGCAACAACGGTCAGTCCATCCGGCAGGCTTGGGAAGATGAAGATAACGAGGTGTAAATCCAATGCAGTTTATCACCGATCACTGGCAGGAGGTAGCTGTCGCGTTGGTGATTGCCGGTCTGACTGCTGGTTTACGCACTCTCTGGAAGCGCGTCAAGGCTCAGAAAGACGAAACTGATGCAGTCAAGGAGGGTGTGAAGTCCCTGCTTCACGACCGGCTCTATCAGGCGTGTACACACTATGTTGCTCAGGGCTGGATTGATACGGAGAGCCTGCACAATCTGGACTACCTGTACAACGCATATCACCGACTGGGAGGCAACGGCACCGGAACCAACTTGTATAACCGTGCCAAAGCTCTTCCGCTGAACACCGATCAGAGAAAGGAAGAAAATTATGTCTAACAATATCAAGCTGAAAATCTCTACCGCTACTATCGCCCGTACCGCTGTCCTGCTGCTGGCCCTGACCAATCAGGTTCTCAGCGCAATGGGCAAGCCCGTTCTGCCCATTGAGTCGGCTACCGTCGAGCAGCTGGTCACTACCGGCATCACCTGTGTTACTGCGGTGATTGCGTGGTGGAACAACAACTCGTTCACTCAGGAGGCTATCAAGGCCGACAACCTGCTGAACGAGTGGCAGGGCAAGACCACGAAGTAAGGAGGCAACCTCTATGTTCGTAGCACCTATCTGTACGATGGGCGGCGCGATTGCCGCTAATATGGCTGCTGCACGGCGCACGAGGGAGAGCAACGAAACTCCCAAGGCTTGCCGTGACGAGGGCAAGCGGTGTGCGCACTGCTCGAAGTGCAATTGCAAGGAGCGCGGCACCGGCAACGGTTGA